GCCGAAAGAGCGGGTGCGGGTGATCCCCGGCGGCTGGCTCATCGACGGCTTCACCGTTCTGCACCAAGAGGTCCGCCCCTCGCCGGATGGCCAGTTTCACATTTGCCGCACGCAGGATGGCAAGGGCGATCTCATTCGCCCGCACATGAAGCCCGCCTGCGCCTGGGCGCCGGTGGTGGGAAGCTGATGATCACTTTCGGCTCCCTCGATGATCGCCTGAAGGGCTATGCGGAAGGCGCGGCCCTGCTGCAATCGGCCGGGCCGGTCTCGGATGCGTTCATCCAGTCGCTTGGCGCGCGCGATCTTCTCAATGGCCCGGTCGGCTCGGGAAAAACCACGGCCTGCATCAAGCGCGCCCTGCTCGCGGCCGTGCGCACCCCGCCCATGCTCGGCGAGCGCGCGCCGGATGGCCGGCCCGTGCGGCGCTATCGCCTGAGCCTCTGGCGCGAGACCTATGCGCAGCTCTGGGGCACCACCATCAAGAGCTGGCAGAAGGTGCTGAACCCCGACAAGGGCATCGGCGAATGGCAGGGTGCCAGCCCGCGCTCGGCCGTGCATCGCATCACCTTCGAGGATGGCTTCGGGCCGATCCATTTCGAGGCGATGTTCTTCGCCTTCGGCGACGATGCCGATCCCGACGATCTCGGCGGCTCGGAATACACCGATGCCTATTGCAACGAGCAGGACAAGCTCCGCGAGGCGCTCTACACCAACCTCGCGCGCTCGGTCGGCCGCTTCCCGAACCGCGGCGAAATCGGCCTGCCGGATGATGAGCGCATCGTGCATGGCCGCATTTTCGGCGATTGCAACGCGCCGGCGCCCGATACCTGGGTCTATCGCGACTGGTGGAGCCCGAAGAAACCGCCGGGCTACCGGCTGTTCCGCCAGCCGGGCGGCCTGCATGCCGATGCCGAGAACCTGAAATCCGTGGGGCGCGGCTATTACAAGCAGCAGATCGAGGCCAACAAGCACAAGCAATGGTGGATCAAGATCAAGATCCACAACGAGCCGGGCTTCAACCAGGAAGATGCGATCGTCTATCCCGATTTCGTCGATAGCGAGATGTCGAGCGCCGAGCCGTTGCCCGTGTTTCGCGAAATCCCGATCATCATCGGCGTCGATGGCGGGGCCACGCCGGCCGCCGGCATTGTGCAGGGCATGCCGAACGGGCAGCCCCGCGCCCTGGCGGAGGTCGCGCTCGAGCGCGGCGACGAGATCACGCTGGGCGAGCACCTGCTCGCCTTGATGGCCCAGCCGCGCTTCAAGGATTGCGAATTCTATCTCACGGGCGACGAAGCCACCTTCGCGGGCGATGATCTTCCCGGCGGCTCCTGGATTGGCCGGCTCGGCAAGATCCTCGGGCTGAAACCAAACCGCCCCTCGCTCGGCAACCACGACACCGAGGGGCGGCATTTCGCCCTGCGCGATGCGATGAAGCGCCGCGTCGGCAACAATGAGCCCGGCTTCCTGATCGATGCGCAGGCCTGCCCGACGATCCGGCGCGGGCTCAACGGCACGTTCAAGTATCACGTTTCGAAATTCGGCGAGCGCGGCTCCATCGTGAAGAACCTCGACAGCCATGTCTGCGAGGCCCTCGAATATGCCGCCGGAGAGCTTGGCCAGAGCCATGCCCGCAAGCGCCGCAATGACCGCCTGGCCGAGCGCGCCCAGAAACGCGCGGAAGCCGGCCGCACCCGTCCGCCCCGCTACAATCCCCTCACCCGGAACAGAGCTTAGGAGGCTCCCATGGCATTCTGGAAAAAATGGTTCGGCACGTCCGGCAAGCAGAAGCAGGCCGCCGAGGTGGCGCGGCAAGAGGCCGAACGCGCGCGGCGCATCCAGGAGGCGGCGCTCACCAACCCGGCCGACAGCGAACAATCGCGCTCGGCGGGCGAGCGTCGGCTGCGCCGCCTCGGCGCGCTCCGGGGCATCAGCGGCGCCCGCACCGGCGCCGGCGGAACCGGCATGACGCAGCAGAAAACCCTGCTCGGCGGCTGAAACGGACAAGGAGGCGGATCATGGACCGCAAATGGCTGCTCACGCGGCATGACGAGCTGAAACGGATCCGCCAGCCGGAGGAACGCATCTGGAAACAGATCGCCGAGCTGCTTCGCCCAGAGGATCAGGATTTCCAGGGCCAGATCGCGCAGAACAGCGCGATGGATGAAATCTTCGACAGCACGCCGCTTTACGCGCTCGAGGATTTCACCGGCGGCATGTTCGGCCAGCTCACCAACCCCGCCAATGACTGGTTCGGGCTCGCCATCGATGACGAGAACCTGATGCTCTACCAGCCGGTGAAGCAATGGTTCTTCACCGTCAAGCAGCGCATCCGCGCCACGCTTTCGGGCAACATGTCGAGCTTCTACACCGAAGTTCCGGCTTGGTTCGCCGATACCGGCGCTTTCGGTATCGGCGCGCTCTATACCGAGGAGGAAATCGGCCGCGCGAGCTTCATCGATCGCGCCATCCCGCTCCGCGAACTTTACATCGACACCGATGCCGCCGGCCGCATCGATACCGTCCACCGCGAATTCACCCTGCGCGGCCGCCAGGTGGAGCAGCAATTCCCCGGCTTGCCGGATGTGAAGGAGGATCGCGAATACACGATCATCCATGGGGTGATGCAGAACCCGCATGTCATTCCGGGCCGCCTCGGGCCGGAGGGCATGGCCTGGCTATCGGCCTATGTCTCGCCCGATCTCAAGGATCTCGAGCGGCGCCGGGGCTATTACGAAAACCCCTATCATTGCATCACCTGGTCGCGCCGTTCCGGCAAGGTCTATCCGCGCGGGCCCGGCCACATCGCCCGGCCCGACATGCGCACCCTGCAGGAGATGGAAAAGAACGATCTCATCGCCGACCAGTTCATGGCCGATCCGATGAAACTCGTGCATGGCGAGGCGGATTTCACCCAGGCCGACATGGTGCCCGGTGCGCTGCTCTTCGGCGGCATGAGCGACCAGGGCAAGCGGCTTTTGGAAGCCGTCACGCCCAATGGCCAGATCCGCGATCGCGGCCAGCACAAGGAGCAGAAGCGCGCGGCCACGCGCGAGGCGTTCTATTTTAGCGTCATGCAGCTCATCAACCGGCCGCAGATGACCGCCACCGAATTCACCGGCTTCCAGGAGGAAACCCTGCGCCGCCTCGCGCCCAATCTGGAACGGGTGCAGCAGGGCGGGCTCACGCCCTTCATCCTGCGCCGCTTCGGCATGCTGCAGCGCGCCGGCGCCCTGCCGCCGCCGCCGCCCGAGCTGGATGGCAGGCTGCTCGATGTCAGCTATCTCTCGCCGCTCGCCAAGGTGCAGCAGATGCAGCAGGCGCGGGCCGCCGATCAGTTGTTCGGCCGCGTCATGCAGGCCGCGCAGGTCGAGCCGGAAGTCGTCGATACCTTCGATATCGACCAGTATATCGCGGTCACCCATCAGGCGAGCGTTGCGCCGCCCTCGCTCCTGCGCTCGCCGGAGAAGATCGCCGAACGTCGCCAGCAGCGGGCCATGCAGCAGCAGCAGCAGCTTGCGCTTGACCAGGCCAGGCAGCAGGTCGAGATCGCCGCCGCCGGCGCGCATGCCGCCCAGGCGCAAACCCTCGCCAAGGGGCGCCCGGCATGATGCGCTTCAGCTACCAGCTCGAATGGCTGCGCCTGGTCCTCGGCGGCCGCGCCCGCGATGTCGCGGCCGAATATCGCTCGCTCGCGGCCAGGAAGAACCTGCTCGCCGACATCGCGATGCGCGGCGGCGTCTTCGATCCGGCGCCGACGCCCGACCATCCGCAGAAGCTTGCCTGGCACGAGGGCCGGCGCAGCCTCGCGCTCGAAATCCTGCATCTTTCCAGGGCCGATGCCATGGACATCGAAGCCTTCGTGAAAACCGCCATCCGCACCCAGCCGCCAAAGGAGCCCCGCCATGGCTGACGAAAACCCGAACCCCAATCCCAATCCCGCCAGCGGCCAGAACCCGCCCGCCGCTGGCGCCGGCGCCGGCGCCGCGGCAGGCTCTGCCGGCAGCGGCGATCCCTGGTTTGCGAAAAGCGATCTTGGCCTCAGCCAGGACACGCGCGATTATCTCGCGACCAAGAACTATGCCGGTCTCGAGGATGCCTTCAAGGCCAAGCGCACCTTCGAGACGCTGGCGCGCGATCGCAATGCGCTGACCGCCCCCGATCCGGCGCGGCTTGCCGATTGGGACGGCTGGTCGCGGCTCGGCTGGGAAGCCGACCCCGCGAAATACGCCGGCGGTGTGCCGGTCTACGAGAAATTCAAGGGTGACGCGGATTACGAGGGTTTCCATGGCGACATCGTGAAGAGCGCGCATGAGCTGAAGATCCCTCTTCCGCTCGCCAAGGCGATGGCCGAAAAGATCGGCGCCTTCATGTCAGCCCGCAACCAGGCGCTGGATATTGCCGACCAGCAGGAAAAGCAGCGTGAGGATGCTGCACTTCGCCAGGCATGGGGGGCGCAATACGACCAGAACGCCGCTCTTGCCAATCGCGCCATGGTCGCGTTCGGCATGGATGGCGACAATGGCCTCGAAATGAAAGCGCTCATGGGCGCGGCCAAGTTCGTCGATCATTTCTACAGGATCGGCAAGGCAATGGGCGAGGACAGGCTTGTCACCACCTCCGAGGGCGGCTCCGGCACAAGCACGCCGGCCTCGGCGCGCGCCGAACGCCAGCGGCTGAAATCCGATCCCGATTTCCTTGCCTCGCTCAACGATGCGCGCCATCCCAACCATCGCACCAACAAGGAAAAATGGAACAGGCTGATCGAACAGGAAGCCAAAGGCTGACCCTGCGGAGCAAGAAGCAGTTATGCGTATTATTCGCTCCATCTAGTCAAAAATTGACTGGCCTCCCATCCCCCTCAACGCAAAAGGACATGAAAGGAAATCATGATGTCCAAAACCAAGACCGGCAAAACCCCCGCGCCGGAAACCCCCGCGCCGGAAACCCCGCCGGTCGATCCGCGCAGCCCGGCCGAGATCCTCGCCAATCCCGGCCGCGATCTCACCTATGGGGAAATCCTCGATCTTGAAGCCCGCATAAAGGCCGGCGAGGCTTGACAAGCCGGCGCAAATCAGAAAGCCCTTGAACCATCGGGAGGAGGCGCCCGGCTTGCCGCCGCGCCTCTTCTGTCCGCTACCCGGCGCTCCCGACCGGGCCCGACTAGGATGCCGCCGAACACGGCCGCCGACTGCAGGCGTTAAACGATAGGCGGGCCCGCCATTCTGATCGGTTCTATCCCGATCGTCTGAGCCGCTACCCGGCCGAAACTGAACCCCGAATGTTCACTTTCGATGCCGGAGACAACCATGGCTTTCGAACCCGTAACGGCGGCTCACCGCCTTGCCTACAAGGAAAACGTCGAGCTCGCAGTGCAGCAGAAGCGCTCGCGTTTCGAGAATTACTTCACCTATCAGGGCAATCTCTCCGGCCGCCAGATGCGCGTGCTCGAGCTGATCGGCTCCACCGAAGCCCGCGTCGATGCCGAGCGCGGCGGCGATACCCCGCATATCGAACCGCGTGTCGAGGATGTCTGGCTGCGTCCGCGCCGCCTCGACTGGGGCCGCCTCATCGAGAAGGAAGACACAATCAAGGCCCTGATCGATTATTCCGCCGTGGCCGTGCAGGACGGCGCCGCCGCCATCGCGCGCGGTCGCGACCGCATCATGGCCGCAGCCTTCTTCGGCCCGCGCATCGTGGGGCAGGATGGTTCGCAGGCGCCGGAAGCCTACAGCAACCCGAACGGCAACGTTCCGATCAACTATGTGAAAAGCGGAACGGCCGTAAACTCCGGTCTCACCATCCCCAAGCTGATCCGCGGTCTTTCGATCCTCTCGGCCGGCGAAGTCGATCTCGAGCAGGATACGGCCTGCTGCGCGGTGACCAACATCCAGATGGAAGACCTCTACAACTCGCTGCAATTCACCTCGAAGGATTTCCGCGACAAGGCGGTGTTCGACGACAAGGAGCGCACGGTTCTCTCCTTCATGGGCATCACTTTCGTGCGCTGGCAGGGCCTGCCCACGGTCACCGGCCAGGCCACGCAGCGCCGCATCCCGCTCTGGATCAAGTCGGGCATGCATTACGGCCCGTTCTCGGAACTCGAAACGCAGCTCGAGCGCAACGTCAACAAAAACTATCGCCTGCACCCCTACATGGAAACATGGGTCGGCGCGACGCGCTCGGAAGACGCCAAGGTCGTCGAGATCATCTGCTCCGAAGTCTGATCGGGCTTCGTCATCCTGCTGCTGCCGGGCCCGCGCCCGGCAGCTCCCTTCTTCCCGAAAACTCAACTCCGGAGGCTTCCATGCCCGATATGTACGGCCAAGGTTATCCCAATCCCGCGACGAGCGTGCTCGTGCCGCGCGCCATCTTCCGCAACCAGGGCAGCCGCTCGACGCTCAACAGCTTCCAGCTCTCGAACGCCAACGTGGTCAACGACACGCTCTTCATCTCGAAGCTGCCGTCGAATGCCATCATCAAGCCCAGCTCGACCATCATTCACGATGCGCTCGGCGCCGGCGTCACGATGAATGTCGGCTTTGCCGAAACGCCGGCCGGCGCGCGCACCTCGCTCGGCTCGGCGCTCGCGATGGCCACCGCCGGCACCAAGGCGGGCATGGCGGCCGTCACCACGGCCAACCTGCTCCGCCGCGTGTGGCAGCATGCCGGCCTCGCCCAGGATCCCGGCCGCGAGATCGACCTTGTCGCCACCATCGCCGGCGCCACCGTCGCCGGCACGCCGTGGGTCTATTTCATGTTCGACTTCGTCGACGAGCGCTGACCATGACGCTCGCCCGCGCGGCCTCGGAAGTCGAAGCAGCCAATGGCGCCCTCGCCCATATCGGCGAAGGGCGCATCAACGCGCTCGACGAAACCCGGCGCACGGCCGCGCGGGTCATCAAGACGCATTTCGGCAGCGTGCGCGACACGCTGCTGCGCCGCCACGACTGGAATTTCGCCAGGCGCTGGGCCACCCTGGCGCTCGATCCGCTGGCCGCGGCCGGCACTTTTCCGAACATGTATCCCCTGCCCGGGGATTGCCTCCGCGTGCGCGTCGTCAACGGGGCGAGCGAGGACGATTGGTGCGTGGAAAATGGCCGCACCGCGGCAGAGGATGGGGAGGCGGGCCTGACGTCGATGCTCTCGACCACGCTCGCCTCCCCGCGCATCGGCTACACCGCCGCGATCGGCAACCCCGCCCTGTGGGATGCCACCTTCCTCGAGGCCTTCGAATTCGCGCTCGCCGCGAAGATCGCGCCGCAGCTCGGCCGCGATGATGCGCTGGCCGAAACCATGCGCGCCAATGCCGAGGCGGTGCTGATGCGCGCCCGCAAGGCCGATGCGCGCGAGGCCGCGCCGAGCCGCGTGCCGCGCGAAGTCAGCTACATCAGCGTGAGGCGCGGCGGATGGGCGTGAAGCAGCGGCTCGAGCGCGTCTCCGGTGCCCAGGGCGAGCTTTCGCCGCTGCTGCGCTCCCGCGTCAACGATCTCGCCAAGGCGGCCGCGGCCGATGCCCGGCTCGAAAACATCACCCCCCTCCCCGAGGGCGCGCGCACGCGCACGCCGGGCACGCGCTTCATCGCGCCGTGGAAGGACGAGACCCGCCCCGCGCGCCTGATCGATTTCGAGGTGACGCTTGGCGACAGCTACATGCTCGCCTTCAATGGCGGCGTGATGCAGGTTTTCCGCAACCAGGCGCCGGTGCTGAACCTCGCCGGCACCGCGCCCTACGAACTCGCGCATCCCTTCCCCGACAACCGGCTCGACAACCTGTTCAAGGCGCAGGTGCGCGGCACGATGTTCATCGCCGGCGGCGGCCGTCCGCGCGTGCTGGTGCGCAACGCCGACAACGACTGGACGATCTCGGAATATGTCCCGACCGAGGCCCCGGTTCGGCTGCAGAACACCGACAAGACCTCGACCATCCGCGCTTCCGCCGAGACGGGCGTTGTCACGCTCACGGCCAGCAAGCCGATCTTCCTCGCCGGCCATGTCGGCAGCATCTGGCGCATCGACGAGGGCGATCTTTCGACCGTGCCGGCCTGGAAAGCCATCGAGACCCCGATCGCGCTTGGCCAGCGCCGCCGCAACAAGGGCCGGATCTACGAAGTCGTGACGCTGAACGCCACAACCGGCGATACCGGCCCGAACCCGCCCGTGCATGACGAGGGCGATGTGTTCTCCTCCGGCGGCAACGTCACCTGGCGGTTCATCTCCAATGCCGGCGGCTATGTGCGCATCAATGCGGTCGCTTCCGCGACGAGCGCCACGGCCACCGTGCTCGACCGGCTTCCCGCGCAGGTGACCACCGCGACCGCCTCCTACCGCTGGTTCGAGGCCGCCTGGAGCGATGTGCGCGGCTGGCCCGATGCCGTCAGCGTCAGCGATCAAAGCCTCGTCTGGACCCGCGAAAACGAGTATTTCATCAGCAAGGCCAACGATCTTTATTCGTTCGACCTCCTCGACGAGGAGGACAGCGCCATCAGCGCCGCCATCAATTCGCCGGATGGCAAGCTCACCGAGATCGTCTGGGTGCTGCCCGTGGGCATCATCGTGCTCGGGGCGCGCTCGAACGAATGGGTGATCCGTGGCGGCAACAACGCCTATGAGCGACTGACCGCCACCAACCAGCGCGCCGTGGTGCAGGGCTCGCGCGGCTCCTACAAGCCGCACCAGCCGGCCATGGTGGAAGGCGGCGCGGTCTATATCGGGCGGGGCGGCCGTTCGCTGCATTTCGCGAAATTCGATGGCGTCACCGAGCAAATCGACTTCCAGACCTTCACCACTTTCTCGCGCAACATGCTGCGCGCCGGCGCCCGCCAGCTTGCCTGGTGCCCCGATCCCAATCCGGTGCTCTGGGTGCGCATGGCCGATGGCACTCTGCGCGGCCTCACCCTGATGCCCGAACAGGATGTCGCGGGCTGGCATCGCCGGCCGATGATCAATGGCAAGGTGCTGCAGAATGCCGCCGTGCAATCGAGCGATGACAGCTTCACCGAATTGTGGCTCGGGGTGGAGCGCGTCATCAACGGCCAGACGCGCCGCTACTGGGAAGTGCAGCAGCGCTATTTCGAGGCGCTCGACGAGGATGCGCCGACCGCCGCCGGCGCCTGGTTCGTGGATTGCGCGCTGGCCACCCTGCCCGGCGCCGGCCCGTTCTCCACCGTCTCCGGGCTTGGCCATCTCGAAGGGCAGTTGGTCAACCTGTTTGCCGATGGCGTGTTTCTTGGGAAGGCCACCGTCAGCGGCGGCAGCGTCACCTTGCCGCGCCCCATGCGCAACATCGTCGTGGGCCTGCCGCTCGCCTGGCGTCTTGACACCTTGCCCTTTGAGGCGAGCACCAACAAGGGGACGACCAAGGGCCTCGACAAATCGACCAATCAGATTGCCCTCCACCTGCACGAGACCGGCACCGGCTTCGTTTCGGCCAATGGCGGCCCGGAAGAGCTGATCTATCCCACCGCCGGCGTGAGCCCGGCTGAACCGCTCGCGCTTCTATCCGAGGTGCGCATGGTCACCGTGGAGGTGGCAACCGGAAAGGAACTCACGATCTCCCTTTCCGGCGATGATGCTTTGCCCTTCACACTCCTCTCCCTGGCTCTCGAAGCCGACATCAAGGATCCCTGATGGACCCGCTCACCATCACCATGGGCGCCCTCAAGGGTGCCAACGCGCTGATGAGCATCTTCGGTGCCCAGAGCAATTTCCGCAATGCCAAGCGCATCACCCGGGCGCGGCAGGCGACCCTGCGCCAGAACGCCGACATGGCGATGATGCGCTCGACCTTCGAACAGAACCGCATCGACGACCAGCTCGACGCCGTGACCGGCGCGCAGGTCAATTACTTCGCGGGCGGCAATCTCGACCCCTCGAGCGGCTCGCCGGCCGTGCTGCAGGCCATGAGTGCCGCGCAAGGAGAAACCGACAAGATGCTCGCGGCCGCGCGCGGCGCCCAGGAGCGCGCCGACGCCTTCCAGCAGATTTCCGATCTTGAAAGCGGGCTCGACGCGCAACGCCAGTCCATGAGCTGGAGCATCGGCTCCACCTTGCTCGAAACGGCCGGCGACCTCGCCAGGATGTGGCCGAGGACCGGCGGCGCGAGCGGCTCGGGGGCCAGCGGCGGAAGCGATAACAGCTTCGCCCGGGCGCGGCGCATCAGCGGCTACAGGGGCGTGTGATGAGCGGCGCACCGGTCTATATTTCCAGAGGCGCTTCGCAGGGCATCGGCGAATTGCAGCCGAGCCGGGCCGACATGTCTGTGGCCGGCCAGGCGCAGGCGCGGTTCGGCCAGGCGCTCGGCGGGCTCGGCAATTCGCTCTTCACGGTTTCGCAGCAGATCGATCAGATCAACCGCTCCTCGACGGTTGCAGACCGCAAGACCCAGTTCCTGACCGGCATCGACGATCTCGGCAAGCAGTTCGAAAACGACCCCGATCCGGCCACGGCCGAACAGCGTTTTCAGGAACAGACGATGAAGCTCGAGGGCGCCGCCCTTGATGGCCTGCGCCCCGAGGACCAGGCCGAATTGCGCGTGCAGCTCAGGCGCCAGTCGATCTCCTATGCCGGGGGCGTGCGCGCCGGCGCGCTGAAAAAGCAGGCCGATGGCTATCAGGCCAATCTCGACCAGCAATTTGACGTCCTCACCAGGCGCTATGCGCAGGCGCAGAGCGACACCGACCGGCAGACCATCGCGGCCGAGCTCGACGAGACGGTAGGAAGCGGCGTCGCGCGCGGCATGATCACGGCCAGGGCCGGCGAGGCCTATCGCAAGAGCCTCGCCCAAACGGGCGACACGGCGCTGGTGCTCCGGCAGATCGGTTCCAACCCCGATCGCGCGCAGGCCCTGCTCGCCGACCCCGAGCAGTTCAAGGGGCTCAACCCGGTCCAGCGCGAGCAACTGAGCGTGCAGGCGCGCGAGGCGGCACAGCAGCAGAGGGTGCAGCGGCTGGAAATCCGCGCGAAAATCGACCCGGAAGCCGCGACCTTCGAAGCCGGGCGCGTGACCAGCCTCGGTGCCATCGCCCGCATCTTCGATCGCATCATCGTGCCGCAGGAAAGCGGCGGGAACACCAACGCGCAATCGGTGGATGGTGCGGCCGGCATCGGCCAGATCATGCCGAACACGGCGCGCGGTCTCGCCAGAATGATGGGGCTCGACGAGGATTGGCAAACGCTGCCTGATCATGAGTTGCAGCGCCGGCTGAAGGCCAATCCCGGTCTCAACCGCGCCATGGGCATCCGCCTGCTGCAGGAAAATGCCAAACGGTTCGACGGCAGCGTGCCGGCCATGCTGGCGGCCTACCATGCCAACCCCGTTCCGGTGGAGCGGGCGCACAAGGCCGCGACCGAAGCTTATGGCCCCGGCTATTCCGCCGCGCAGTTTCTCGAATTCCTGCCCGACACGCTGAAAGACGGCAACGGCAAGACCACGAAATCCTATGTGCAGGATCTCTATCGCCGCATGGGCGTGAACCCGGCCGAGCCGGGCTTTGCCGGCATGGGCACCTTCCGCGCTTCCGATATCGTGCAGCGTGAATGGGACCGGCGCGAGGCGCAGGGCAACCAGGTCATCAGCGAGATGACCGCCGTGGCACGCCAGCAGGCCGGGCAATATGGCGGCTTGCTCGATCAGGGCCTGCCCGTCGATCCGCGCCGGCTCGCCGATGTGCAGGGCCCGCTGCAGCTTGGCGCGGCCAAAGGCGACCCGCAGGCGGCGGAGGCCTTGCGGCTGCTGAACGAGCGCATGGAAGTCCTGCCTCATGTCGAGCGGGCTTACCGCATGCCTTCGGCCGAGCGTGAGGCCTATACCAACAACCTGCGCAACGAATTCACCAAGGACCCGACGCCCGAGAAAGAGCGCGTGCTGAAGGTGTTCGAGGCCGTGCATGCCAATGCCACCAAGGCCGAGAAGGAAGAGCCGATCCAGCTCATGGAGCGGCAGCGCCTCGCCGAAACCACCTTCGTCAACCCGCAGGCCGCGCCAAACAGCGCGGAGCTGGCGGCGCAGCTGCAGGCCCGCGCCATCGTTTCCGACAATGCGTTCAGGCAGTATCGCACCCGCGCCTTCTTCAAGCCCGAGGAGGCCCGCGCCTGGAAAGACCGTTTCGAGCAGATGGGCGAGAACGAGCGGTTCGATCTCCTGCAGGCCCTGCACCGCAACACCACGGGCGAGGCAGCCTATCGCGCGGCCGTTTCCGAGGTGACGGGCGGCGACAAGCTCGCGGCCACGGCCGGCATGTTCATGACGAACAACCCGCAGCTCGCGCGCGATATCCTGCGCGGCTCCTCGATCGCCCAGCTCGACGGCATCAAGCCCAAGGCCGAAGAGGTGAAGACGGCGCTGAAGGCCACCCTGCCGGGCCTGCTCTATCCGCCGGAAATCCAGAGCCAGCTGATCGATGCCGCGCTCGCCGTCTATGCCAGCGAGCGCGGCCGCAACGCGGCGCTCTATGACAGCGGCGATCGTGCCGGCCTCGAGGCGGCGATCGAGCGCGTGACGGGGAAGATGGTCAGGATCAATGGCGTGAAAGTGCCGATGCCCCCGAGCGTGCCGCCGGCCATCGCGCAAGACACCATGTGGAACCTCACCAAAGAAACGCTCGATGCGTTCGGCGGCGCTTATGGCCTGGGCGGTGTTGCGCTCGATGCGCCACTTGTTGCACGGAATGCTCAGCTGCGCCCGCTCGACGTACAGGGCGGACGCTTCATGGTGATCCTGCCGGACGGCAGGGACGGCGCGCCCGTCATCACGAAGGACGGCAAGCCTCTGGTGATCGACATGGCGCGCATGGTCCAGCTGCAACGCGTCAACAGGGTAATGACGCCAGCCAACCGATTGACGCCGCAGCAAATCCTACGATCGCGCGAGGCGACACGGGCGGCCACGCCCGTAGACCAGAACGGCTATCCAATTCCGCCCGGCGACCCAATGCTTGATCCAGGGGCCACGCCGTGACGGATTGGAACCGGGCTTTCGAGGATCAGCTCAACGAAATCGCGCGCCAGCCGGCCGCGCGCGCGCCGGCAACGCTCGGCGAAATCTGGAACACGGAATGGAAGGCCACGGGCCTCGATACCACCTTCGGCGTGCGCCGGCCCATGATGGATGCCTATTCGGAGCTTCAGGATCGGCTCACCTCTGTCACGGGCAAAGATCTCGGCACGCTCGCCCGCGAGCGCAATCTCGACTTCATGGCCGGCGGCTTCGATGGCCGAGTGCAGACCATGGGCCAGATCATCGACACCCTGCCCGATCCGCAGCAGAAGCTCCTCGCCGATTACAAGGACGTGCGCGCTCGCGCCAGGGCCAAGGCGGCCGAGATCGAGCGGCAGCGCGCCGAAGTGGCCGGCGCCACCTATGGCATCTCGGGCTATGCCACGGCCTTCGTGGCCGGCGTCGTGCGGCAATCGGTCGATCCCATCAACCTCGCCACCATGCCGATCGGCGGACCGGCCAAGGGCCCGGTGCTGAAATGGCTCGGCAAGGAATTCCTGATCGGCGCCGGCGTGCAGGCCGCCCAGGAGCCGTTCATCGCGCCGGTGCGGCAGGAGCTCGGCCTCGAGACGAACAGCATCGAGAACATCCTTCAGGCCGGCATCGGCCAGGCCGGGCTTGCCGGCCTGCTTCGTGGTGCCGCGGCGCTCTGGCGCGCCGGCCGGCAGGCGGGCAATCCGCCACCCGTCGATCTCACGCCGCCCGATGTTGAAGCCGTCGCGCGCCGCAGCGAAACCGACGATCTCGTGATGCGCCAGACCGGCCCCAGCCGCGAGGCCCAGCAATCGCTCGAGCGCGCCACGGCGGCCCTGAACGGGCAGGCCCCCATCGAAGCCGCCGCCCCGGCCCGCGTGGCCGCGTTCTCGCTCGAGGGGCCGCAGCGCGTCGTCGTCAGCGACGAGCTCGCCTTCCATGTGCGCTATGCCGTGGTGGAAAGGCGCGACCTCATCACCTCGCATTCGTCGGACGGCAATGTGAACCCGGCCTTCCCGCCGGAAATCCAGCCGCGCGACCGCTCGACCATGGAAATGCGCCAGCAGCTGCAGGACATTGCCGGCAAGCTCGAGCCCTCCTGGCTCACCACTTCGCCCAATGCGCAATTCGGCGCGCCCATCGTCTCGGATCGCGGCATTGTCGAAAGCGGCAATGGCCGAACCCTGTCCATCGGCCTTGCCTATGAGCGTTTCCCCGAGCGCGCGCAGGCCTATCGCGACGAGCTCGAGCGCCTTGGCTTCGATACCGCCGCGTTCCGCGAGCCCGTCCTCGTGCGCATCCGTCAGGATGAGCTCTCCCCGCAGCAGTTGATGGGCTATACCGCGCGCAGCAATGTCAGCGAGGTTGCGAAGCTTTCCGTGGCCGAACAGGCCGCGCTCGATGCCCGCAACCTGCATGGGGGCGTGCTCGAAGCCTATCAGGGCGGCGATCTCACGCGGGCGCGCAATGCCGAATTCGTGCGCCGCTTCATCCAGGAGCTCGTGCCGGTTGCCGACCAGAACGCCTTCATTGCCGGTGGCCGGCCGACCGAAGCCGGCATCGCCCGCATGCAGGCCGCCCTGCTCGCCCGCGCCTGGCAGGATGCCCGCATGGTGCGGGAAATCGCCGAGAACCCGAACCCCACCAGCATCACCATCCTGCGCGCCTTCGCCGATACCGCCCCGCAGATCTCCCGCCTGCGCGCCGCGATCGAGGAAGGCCGCGTCGATGCCAGCGCCGATATCGTCTCGCCGCTGAAAGCCGCCTTCGATCTCGTGGAGCGCGCGCGCCTCGAGGGGCGCAAGCTCACCATGCTGGTCGATCAGAGCGATGTGGAAACCGGCGCGGTGCGCGACGATGTGCGCGCCGCCGTGCGGCTCTTCTTCCGCAATGACGAGCTGACCGTGCCGGCGGGCCGAGAGACCATCGAGGCGCGCGTGCTCAATGCGGTCGAACGCGCCATCATGAGCCAGGCCGGCGGCCTGTTCGACGATGCCATCGACGGCGCGGCCATCCTGCGCGCGGCGCGCTTCGCCACCGAGCCCTTCGCCGAGCTTTCCCCCACCGAGCGCGCCCGGCTCCTGTCCGAGGCCGCCGGCGGCAAGGATGTCGCCACGGGCCGGCTTGACGCCGAGGCGGCGCGGCGCATCAATGATCCGCCCTCTCCCACCGATCCCTTGCTTCTGGATGCAACCAATGACGGAACCCAAGCCCCAGCCCCAACCAACAATGCCGGCGGAACAACCTCAGCCGCAACCGGATCCGCAGAAGCTGGCGGAGGACCTGATCAAGCGGCTCAAGGCAATCAAGCTGCGCAAGCTCCGCCCGGGGGAGAAGCCGCTGCAGCCCCCGGACTGATTACCTACAAGGGCCGCACCTTCATCGATACCCGGCCCGAGGGACGCATCTTCCACGGCACCTCCGATGCGGCGCTCGCGCCGTCGGACTATCATTATTCGTCGAAAAACTACTACGGCATGGGTTTCTACACCACGAGCGCTGTTGATGTGGCCTGGGGCTACAGCGCCGCGCGCCGAGGCGGAGTCAATGATGGCCGCCACCTGTTCGAGATCGTCGAGCGGAGCCCGGTCAGGTTCTTCGATGCCGAGGCCGATCTCCGCGGCGGCGTCAAGGACGTTTTCCAAACCGGCATCGATCTGTTCGACATTGCCATGTCGGAAAACCCAAAAAACCTTCGTGAGCTCTACGACAACATACGCGAATGGTCCGCTTCCGAAAACGTCTCGGCCGATGGCGTGCAAGAAATCTTCGATAACATCCGCTACACCCTTGAAGAGTTCGGCTATGGCGGCATCGTTCACACAGGCGGCCTGCGCACGAATGCCGTCGAGCACCAGGTGAAGATCTACTGGTACCCAAAAAGCCAGATTGAATTGCGGAAAGCGTCGTTCGACGAGTTCGATCCGCCGCCTGCGCGGCGCGGCGATGCGGCACCGGCCGCCGCGCCGACGCTCGAATTCCGGCAGGCCAAGTTTGAACAGCCCTTCACGGATCTCGACACGCTGTTCTCCCTGGCGCCGGCCTCACAGAAAGAGTTGATCGACGCGCTCGAGGCGGCTGGCGTCGGCAAGGTCAAGGATCCCGGCATCAAGGCGCGCGATGGCGAGCGGGGGGTCGAAGCGAAAGTCACGCGAAAGGGTTATGACGACATTCGGGAAGTCACGGATGTATCGCGCGCCGGCGTGATCATCACCACCCCGGCCGATGCCGAGAAGATCGTCGAAACCCTTGGACAGCGCTTCACGATTTGGGACGAGGGCTGGAAAGTCAGCGATGTCGGGTATTCCGACCGCAAGGTGATGGTGCGCACTTCGAACGGGCTTCTTGCCGAGGTGCAGATCCTCGAGGAGTCTTTCGCGGCCGCCAAGAAGGCGGGCCACAAGCTTTACGAGGCGAGAGAAGCGGCGCGCATCGCCGGCGAGACG